ACCTTGTACGAGACAGCATAGCTGTCCAATACCTCTAGTACTTTATCTAGAGCCTTGTTTGATTTCTGGGACATTGCTACTCTAGTGAGAGCCGTTCTGCCTGTCTGGAACTGCGAGACGTAACCCTCACCATCCAACATACCAGCAACATACCCAGCATCATAGCTCTTGATTGGATCCCATACTGGGAGGATTCGTGTGAGGGTAGTTCCTGGTTTTAGATCGGATGCGTTAACCCAATGCCAATTCGCCCTGTTTCCACCAGAGTTTGGGATTAGATACGGATGGTCAGAGCTGACTCTCAGATTTGTTCCATCTGATAGTTCTATACGCACCATATCCTTGTTGACCGGCACCGCAAAGGTGACTTCTGAGGAACAGTATTTTCTAGTTAGACCTTTGGATGGGGGATTCTCGTCGAACCCAACCAATCTATCACCGACACGTAGTTGCCGTGCTGGTACCCACTTTAGATTCTCTGTTAGTATCCTCTGGTCTGGGGCTACACAGCCATACCAAGTGACCCACCCATCGGCCTTACCTAGTACCTCACCAGCCTCTTTTACGAGAGCGTAGTCGTCAGTTGGGTCGTCATCAAACAGTTCGTAATCTTCTATCTTGAGTACGTGGACTTCCTTCTCACCATAAACCTTCCAGCCACAGCTAACAATGTGTCCAATATTAGAATTTAGGTTAGTGGTCTCAAGGTCCCACAGTATCAATCTAGGCTTACTCATGTTACAATCTTTACATTGTAGGCACTAAGGATATGGTCTATCCTGCAGAAGGCAGTAGTTCCATCACCACCAGCAAACAGCAGACCGACGACTTCGTTGTTGGCGTTGAGTATAGCAGATCCAGAGTCTCCTGGCTCGCTATGAATGTCAGAAAGAACCTGATCCTCAAAGACAGCATAGCTAAGGCCATACTCATCCATCTGTACCTGGATTGTAACGTTTACCTGCTCGACTGTTCCTTCCGAATAATCAGAAGTCCTTCCTTTCTTCTTTACGAACTCACCTACTCCCGTAATGCCATAGCCCGTTGGAACCCCGAGTTCAAGAATCTCTGGGGATATCTCACTCTGGTCTATTGGCCTAGCGAGGGCTGCGTCGAACAGGTTGGTGTCCTCGTTCTCCTCAAGGGCCGACAGGTATACCTTGGATCCAAGGAACCTGGCCATGCCATTGAGGATGTCCGTGATCATGCCAGCGATCGGACAGGTTGCGGGCGTGGCATTACCCATGACGATGGGGACGAACGGCTCAAGCGTGCCAATCACATCATCGGGAACCGTACCACCATCGTGTGCACCGGGCTGTAGGATCTCATCTCCGACCTCTGCCTGGTTGACATTTGCCAGCACGTGATTGTTGCTGAGAATCAGCCACGCACCAGTCTCGTTGTCCTCAACCACGCAACCAAACGTCCCAGCAGTGATATCCTTGTGCCCGATGGACAATCCTGGCTGCGCTGGGCGCATCCTTCCTGTGTTTTCGTAAAGACGAAATTTCGGCTTCACAACGACGTCTGTCTTGTAGTTGCCTAGAGTCTTGGGGACTCGGTCGCTACGCTTGAGTTCCTCAAGCGGAACCTTCTGGTCCACACTTACCACAACACACAGATCGCCAGTACCATTCTTACGTCCGATACCAACGGAGTGAACATTTGCCTTGTTAAGAAGCTTTCGCTTCGCCTGCTCTTTCGTATCAATCAGCGACATTATCTGTCCTTTCTTTAACCCACGCTATGAACTCATCGAAGTCGAAGATTACAAGCGACTTATCATACCGATGGCCACGTGGTTTCCAAACAACTCCAGCTAAGGTACCAGGGATCTTGTTGGCCCTGGACTGCTCCAACTGACTACGTGATGGTGTGCCTGTAGTGTTCTTGCACTCGAAGCTGACACCTATCTTCTTCCTTGCCTTTGCGCTCATCATGATGTCGGTGCCTGGTGAGCCTGATGGCCTGCTCTCGACATCTCCTTCTTCCAGCCCAAAGACCTCAGTCAACCTATCTCTTACGAACGCCTGAAGTTTTCGCCCTTTTGCTTTTCTTGACTGTGGCTGCACTTTTACTCCTAGGTCTTACAGGCTTCTTAGGGGGGCACTTTGGCTCTATGATGTCATCTATTACCCCACGCTCTTTTAGTTCATCTGCCGTCATCCACACCTCGCCAAGATTCTTGGCCTCGTCACTCCACTGCTTAGCGGATAGAAAGGTATGCTGGGCCAGCAGCTCCCACATCCTCTGGTTCATATCATCTGTAGCCCTGGCTCCTGATAGTACGGTGTGAGCGTAGTTCTCCTGAACGTCAGACGAGGCCGTGTGGGCCATGGCGTACGTGTTCTTTGTAGCTGACCTGGTACGGCCGCATGACAAAATGATCAGGGCAGCCGAAGACACCTCTCCTGTCCCTACTGTGTGGATTGGTGACGCCTCGCTATTGATGATTTGTATGGCATCATAGATGGCGAACATCGCACAGAGATCACCTCCATAGGACTGAACAACTATCTCTATGGGGTCGCTGATCCTGGACATGAGATGCAATGAACGCACCAGATTGGACGACACCTCTTCGGTTATCGCACCAGTAAGATATATCCTTCTCTCGTAGAAGTCTATGCCATGGGAGAAAAGACTCTGAACCTCTACTTGTGGCAATTCCACTGTCACTGCTGCTCTCCGTCATTCTCTAGTGGTGCTTCCCCAATAGATTCAGCCAAAGCCTCGGCAAACCATCTCATGCCATCTACCATGGACTCAGCACGTATCTGTGCTAGCAACTCGACGATACCTTCGTCAACATCACCTTTTATCCCAAGCCTCTTGTACAGGAACTTGGCATCTTCGTTTGCTTGTTCCTCTATTCGCCCCAAGTCGCTACCTCCTAATCTGCCTCTTCAACTCTGGTAACTCCCCTTTCCTTTACAACATGAACTCTGTTAGGCACCAATGACATCAGAGAGACATCATTCGATATCAAAAGTATTGTTGAACGCTGCTTGCCGAGGTCACCGGTAAGGTAGTTGACGACTGCCTCAAAGTTCCGTGGGTCCAACCTGGTGAATGGTTCATCTAGAATCAGTAGACTGGAGTCGCCTACGGCCTGTGTGGCTGCAAGGTCAGACAGGCCAAGACCAGTGGCGAACCGGACAACCTGCTGCTCCCCTCCAGACAGAGCATGGTATCCTAATCCTCCTGTGGTTGACCACACCCTGAAGTCCAGCTCGTCTTTCGTCCCAGTGGAAAGTTCCTTTACTGTCCCTATTTCTACACTGATCTGCGGGTTGCCAAGATGCGCCAAGTGATGGTTTATCCTGCTCTGGAGGTACGGCGCTGCCTCATTGACGAACATCAGCTTTAGATCCTTTGAGAACATCTGGACCCAAAAGGACAAATGTTTCCTTTCTTCTCTAAGCTGGTTGACGTAATCGGCTGTGGTCTCTTCCTCTTTCCTTAGCGCCTCAACTCTATCTGATAGCTTCTTTATTCTACCAACGAATGGGTTGTCACGGTCTAGCTTTTCAAGCTCACCTTTGTACGTACTAACCCTATGGGCTGCCCTGAGCATCTCTCGGAACTCGTTGACGCGGTCGCTCCAATGATTGTAGTAGTTCGTGGCTAGTGACACGGAACTTTGTGCCGCAATCATTTCATCGTTTATCTCTTCATTCATCTTGTCTGCGTCCTCGCCAACGATTGATCCACACGTTGGACAGGGGCTGCCAGATGCTGGTAGTCTTGGCTTGGCTGCTATCGCATTAACCTTGTCTTCCCAACTTCGCTTGAGTGCAATAGCCTCATTGAGCTTATCCTGTACTAGCTCAAAGTTCTCCTCAGCCTGCTCTATGGTCATGCTGGCACACTTGCTCTGCTCTGTCTTTATCTTGTTGAGCAGCGCCACCCTATCATTCGCCATCAGAGAGGTGTGGTAGCTTGCAGAAGATTTTGTTTCGTCTAGCTGCTCCTGCATGGCTTTCAGCTCACGTTGACAGCCTTTAAGTTCTGCCTCATGCTTGGATATCAGCTTGGTAACGTTACCTAAATGTTCCTTAGCCCTGTTCTCCCATACCTCAAGCTCTGCGAATGGAAGGATGCTCTCAAGAAGATTCTTCTGCTCCGACGGTGTGAGGTCAGGAAAGTTGGATGATCTTCCGTGCCCAAAAATCTCACACTGCGAGAAGGTTGTCAGGTCTCTACCAAGAGAGGAGTTTATCCTGTCTTGTGTTTCCCTGACATCCTTTCCAGAAACGTCACACCACTCCTCCTTCTCCACCCACAGCTTAAGGGAGGCCGGTCTTCGTGAGCGGCTTATCTTCCAGTGCTTGCCATCGACTCCAACGTACTCTATCTCTACTTCTGCCTTACCATCCGTGTGTCTGTTTGCGACATCATCCAGCCTGACCCCAGGTGGAGCTGCACCAAATAGACCCCAGGTAATGGCCTTGGTTGTGAGCGACGACTTTCCGGATCCGTTCTGCGACCCCTCATCAAGCGAGAAGCCCGTGACCAAAACGAGTCCAATTTCATCAAGGTCAAGAGTTGCCTCTCCTATGCTGAACAGGTTATTTATTTTCAGGCTCAGCAACTTCATATGTATTTTCCACTATCTCGACAGCCACTGCTTGCCTTCTACTGTCTAGGCCGTCCTTGACTTTGTTCACTGCATCAATGGCGGTGAGCCCCTTTACCTCTTCATCAATCTTTTGACGCTCCTCCATGGCCTGTGGCTGTATCTCTAGGACTCTGGCCTTCTTATCTCTGACAATGTAGTCGTAAAGCTTCGAAGCATCTCCAACAAAGTTTACAGCCCTAACAAAGTTTCCTTCTAGGTAGGACTTTGGAAGATCCTCTAGGTAGGACTTTGGAAGATCCGCAAGTGGAGTCGAAGTACCATGAAAGTTTAGGTCAATGAACCTAGGGTGGACGCTCAGCACCGGAGTGATGTTGCCAGTGTCGGTATCGTATACGATCCACCCTCTATCGGTACCTGCATCCCCTCTGGTGTGCTGCATGGCGGCACCAACGATAGTCAGCTTTGGAGTAACAAACTTCCTGTCGTGATAGTGGCCAGCGAAGCAGTGAACAACGTCGTCTGGTATCATGCTGGGATGTAGGACCTCATCCTTTAGGACGAATCCATTTCCTAGCGACTCACCAGCTACCCCCTGGTGCACGAATGCGATCCTGCCACTGGCTTCCGACAGACAAGATTGAAGGTGATGCTTGTCGTTCGTATAGCCTATCCCCAGAAACTTGACGCCATCAGCAGTCCACCTACCGAATGATGTTATCAATCGTACCCTACGCCGCATCCACGACAGGCTGGAGATCCTGCTGTTCTTGCTCTCCAAGTCATGGTTCCCGGCAATCACTGTGATGTCCATGTCGCCTGGGAATTCAGACAACACTTCATTCACTACATACAGCACCTGTGTTGGGACGTTGTTGTGCGTATGAAACACATCACCAGTAATGACGACATGACCTATGTCATTGTCTTCGCAGTACTTGATGAACTGCCTGAGGACAGCCCACTGGTCCCACAGCCTACTGTTTATCCCGTAGGCGTTGACTGTTGCGCCATACCGCCAGAGATGAAAGTGTATGTCAGATATGATTCCTATCTTCACTGGTTGCAGGTCACCGTAGTAACAACAACCACGGGGTCGGTCTTGTCATCAAGAGACGGCATAGTATAGGTCTCTACAGTCCAAGTACCAGCGCAAGCACCTGCATCATGGCTGATGCTGGGGGACCCAGGAGTCACGATGTCAGTGAACGTCTGTGTTGCGGGAGGCGTCAGTGACTCATAGTTCTGAGGCGTGAACTGAAGCCTCGGCATCGAGTCATCTGCGCTTACCTTCCATGCGAAACCAAGAAACATAACGATTAGCGCCCATTTTAGAATGTCGTTCATAGCTCAACTCCATACGGTTTAAGGATTCCTTCGTAGCTGGCCCTGTCAGCCATGAGATCCCATACCTTCTCCATGCCTCCAAGGTCTTGAACAATCCCAGGCCACTCATCCCTCTTGAACTTTGTTGTCTCTTCACCAATAGTGAATGTGTAGATAGTGGAAGCCTCTGTATCTTTCGCTGAGGCTGGTCGTGTGACCATGCCAGCCCAGCGACAGGCATCCAGTAAGTTATCTTCGACATCAAAGCCTATGTCGTTCCTGAGATTGCACTCGAACGACTGCCTGGCAAGCTCACCAACCTTGTTCTTCTGCACGGTGAATTTGACTCTCTGCCCATAGCGCACAGAATCTCCCATCACCTTCTTGCGAAGATCCATAACCTTCGCAAGCTCGATACGCACAGCAGCCCAGAACTTTATCCCGTGACCACCAGCAGATACCCTGTCGCTTCCAGGGAACCTGGTTATCTTCGCGACATTGTGATTGATGAATACAGAAGGAACCTTGCACTCAGCAAGTCGGTAGCACAGTCTCTTCAGCCCAGCACGAATCTGCTTTGCCTCATGTCCTGGTCTCTGTTCGTCCTTGAAGTCATCACGCAGCGCAGCTTCAGTAGACACAGCAGTTACCGAATCTGTGACGATGATGAATGGCTTCGTGTAGTTTATTTCTTGAAGATTGTCTAGTGTCTTCTCCTGCGTCCGGATTATTCCTTCGATTGTCTCACACTCAGCAGTAATGAAGTGTGGCTTTTGTGTATTTACTCCAATCTGAGCAGCTCTGTACTCGTCTAGTGCATTCTCTGCATCTATCCAGAGCGCAGCACCTCCCATCTGTTGGACTATTGCTACCAAGTGAAGAGCAAGAGTAGTCTTACCGCATCCCTCCCAACCATACAGCTCCACCACTTTACCGACAGGTATTCCTGGCCTGCCCAAGGCGATGTCAATACAAGGCAAAGACCGAATACCGTAAGGGACGAAGCTCCTAAGGTGGATATCATCCCCTACGATATCGGCGTGTTCGTCTTTCTTGAGCGCCTTGGACAGAGAGTTAAACAGTTCGTTTAGCTTCTCAGTGTTCTCGTCTGGCACTACTTTGCATTCCTTATGTTATGAATTTCTACACGAAGCTCAGCAAGGTCTTGTCGTAACGACTTGCTAAGATCGTGGATCTTCCACTCAAGTTGCTTGGCGCTTTCCTCTTGCTTATCATTCATCCCGGCCATTACGTATACAACGCCACCGATCAGAACGAAAAGGATACCAATAAGTGCAATCACTTTGATTTTGTCCTCCGTCGTCCTCTACCACGGATCTTAGTATGTGGTCGCAAGTACGATGCCATGGTAGGTACAGATACCCCAATCTGCTTGGCAAGGTACAAAAGCGACGCATTATCCTGGTACTGTCTAATCATCGACAGTAGGTCTGAGGTGTCCAGTTCAACCTTCTTCCGTCTCATGTACTATCTCCCCGATATCTACAATGATTTCATCTTCACGGGCTATGCACTTTATGCTATCTGGCTCGCTAGGGGGATCAGGTATGTCCTCCTCGGCGATTGGAGCCCATTCACCAGATTCAATCCAGCCCCTGTGTAGTTTTTCCTGTGCCAACCTCCACGCATCTATTGCACCCCGCATCGTCTCAGCGAAGATGTAATGTATGCCAGCTTCATAGTCGTCAGTCTTGTATAAATTCATCTTGGCATTAGGATGAAACTGGATCATTCTCCACCCCCATCAGGAGGAGCAGGCACAGGCACCGGAGGAGCCGGAGGAGCCGGAGGAGGAGGTACCGGTTGTGTAGTTTGAGCTGGCACCGGAGGTGCAGGAACCGGAGCCGGAGGCACCACACCAGGAGACTGCACCGGAACGGTTGCAGCAGGCGGCTTCGGACTTGCGACAGGAATGTCGGCTGGCCTGGGGCCTCTGTGCTGTCGGTTTGCCTGTGCGATCAGGGCCTTTACCTCCTCGTAGCTCCTGGGAGGAAACGCAGCGTCAAGATCGTGCATCTCGCTAAACAATTGATCAAGAGTCTTGCGAACACCGATGGACGCTAGATAGTCAACGATTCCAGTTCTCGCCCCTGCTGGAAGTACGCTGTACCGAGTGTTTACTCCCTGTCCGTCCCTGGAAATCCTCAAGTTAACGCCATGGACCACAGAGGTAACATCATACCAATCACCAGCCTCGTCAACGTCCATCCTAACGATGTCGTTTGCTACTGTGATCGGAGCCTTCAATACGTAGACCTCTCCAGGCTTGTACTTGTGATCTCCTGTCGCCTGAATGAATACGACATTGAACAGAGAGCGCCTGCGCGTGTTCAAATCTTCTGCTGCCGCCAAGCTAGCGTCATCACCAAGAGATATCAGCCTGTCATACTCCTCGCAGCAGGCACACGGACCCGATCCCTCAGTACACGTGATGAAGGTAGCCCTATTGTTCACCCGGATGAAGTGGTCAGAGATTTCCTTGACGTAGACACCACCCGGCTTCCACGTAGGAAGAACGCGAAGTGTAGTTGCACCATTTGCCAGGAACAGCGAAGGTACATTTGCGTGCTCGTCAATCTTGTCGGCCCTGCGTCGAAGGCTCTCTCGGTCGTTCTCATAAAAAGGTGAAGTCATTTCATCTTGTCCTTTGTTTGTTTTGTTGTTTGATGGTTGTTTGATAAAGCACTAACCGCCATGGTCATATGCCTTAAGCTCACGTCCCTGCTTGTATGCCAGTGACACAACAAGGTCAGACTTCTTCTTCATGGACTGGAACCAGGACTCAGCCATGATAGCATAGAGTCTGGTCATTTGTAAAACTGCTTGCATCCTTCCGTAGAATTCGTCTGACTCAACTCTCTCCTTGACTGTTGCATCAGTGATTTTCTCGCTCTTCTCTTTTGCTTGTGCCCGCACAGACTGTGCAGTTACAGCCGCAGTGCGCCTCAGGTTCTCTTCTTTCCTGGCAAGCTCTGCCTTCAGGTCTGCGTTGAGGTTTCCGTAGTACGCAAGAAGGTGCCCCAATCTGCACATCTCATAGTCTAGCCTGTTCTCGTCTATTGCAAAGTCATCTGAAACATTTGGGGATACCTGCTCGGCTACCCACCTATTTGTTCCATCTACTTCTTTTATTCTTTCTACGTATACCGTTCTATTGAGCTCACTCATTGTCGTAGTGTCCTATATCATAATACCTTATTTCTCTAGAAGACATTTTACTTTGCAGCGATCTCAGCTTCGGCCCAACAATTACCAGCGCCCACATCAACAGAGAACACATAGTTCTTGAGTTGGGGCACAGGCTGTTCGGCTGTAGCCTTCAGAAAGTCTACGAACCACGGAGTAAGATACTTCAATACGCCCCACCCACCACTGTCATGGACTGTATTGTATAGCTGGACATCTCCCCTGCTGAGGCTGCCATCCCTGACATACTCAAGAATCTTGAAGTGAACGCTGTTCAGCAGCCTATTCATTAGAGAGCCAGCAGCTCCCTGGATGATAAAGTTTATCAGCTCTCGCTCTGCCCTGGAACGGATGCCCTTCTCTGGGCTCCAAAGCTCGTCACCGAACCTTCGTTCGCGGCCGAAGGCATTTGTGATAATACCACCACTGTCTCTAGCAATGTCTGGAAGGTTGGCCAGGAACTCTACTGCCACGTGGAACCTTGCTCTCCATTCCTCCATGCCCTCATCAAGCATCTTCCACGTAATGTTTCGTACTCTACCTTTCTCGTCCTTCCACCTACCTGTCCTTACGAGGTTGTACCCCTCACTACCATACCCGATACCAAAGTTGATTCGCTTGCCAACGGAGGCTCTGTTGAACAAATAGTAGGGATGGTTCCTGAACTCCTCAGCAGACATCTTCAGGAAGGTGGCCGCAGTCTCCGTATGTGCATCTCCGTAGAATACTGCCCTCAAAAGTTCTGGGTCATTGGACTCGATTGCCATGACCTTTAGCTCAACCTGAGAGTAGTCCAAGTGAACATAATCCCTACCAGGCCCAGCCCAGTACGCATGGCGCATCTGCACTATACCGGCAGCAGTCTTCTCGTCATCCAGCCGCTCAATCTGGTGCAGGACCGCAGCGGCATATCTTCCAGTCTTCGTGCCATGCTGCTTGAATGAGGTATGAAATCTTCCTTCCTCATCCATCAGCTCAAGGACAGGAGCCAGGTACGTGCTCGCCATCTTGTTGTAGTGTCTGTAGTCCAGAACCAGCTCAGCGAGGGGGCATTGGTCTTTGAACTTATTGAGGTTGTTCTCGTTGGTGGAATACTTTCCTTTCTCCTTGGTCTTTATGTGCTCTCCAAATCCCATCTCAACAAGTACATCCGCTACCTGTTGTGGTGACCCAGGATTGAACGTGGGGTTTGTCAGCTTGCGGGCTTTGACGAGGATATCTTCTTTCTTTGCCTCGAAATCCTCCATCAAGAATCTGGTGGTGTCTGCGTCCACTGGTATGCCGTTCCACTCTGCCTCCACCAGTGTGTGGATTCCAGGCTCTACCTCATCCGTGTACATCGACCAGAGGTTAGGCTTCTGTACTATGGAATTGGAGTACAAGCTGCACAGCCTGTAGGTAAGCTCGGCGTCTGCTGCGCCGTACTTCCATAGCATATTGTTCGGTATCAGATCGAACTTTTTCTTCTTGTCACCATGCCCAACGATGTCACGTATCCTCTTGCTGTAGTCTCCAGTACAGAACTCAAGGTCTGCCAGCTCCTCCAGCTTGTGGGGCCGGTGCTCCCACAGCAGATGATGCAGGCACATCGAGTCCCATAGGAATCCCTTGACCTCTATGCCAAGGTGCTTCCTCAATACGTTCATATCGAACTTTATATTGTGTGCACCCTTTCCTATGTTCTCGTTCTCGAATAGTTCCGTTAGCCGCTTTCGGATATGATCTTTATCTTGTTGGCTCCAGAGCGGTTTCAAGTTCCATGGCTCAAGCCTGTCAGGGTCAAGGTCATCACAAGTCAAGTACCATGGGATGACTGCCGTGTGCCCACCAGGATGGCCCCAGCAGAGCTGGATGGTGATCAGCGGCTCCCGCCACCACTCAAGAGATCGGGTCTCAGTGTCAAACGCAAAGAATGGCTGAGACCCCACCTCGTCCATCACCTTGTCGAAATCTGTTATTGTCTCAGTGACTTTGTACTGGACGTCATAGGAATTGTCTATTTGGTGACCGGCGACAACAGAGGCAGCCAAAACCAGATCATCAACCACACGCGATTCAGTCTTCGGGCTGTTCTGATACAATAGGTGGGCTGGGTGTAGCGTTGGGATCACGGTGAACTCCGGCCCGTCGTCCCACCCAGGAAACTTCAGCTTGTGGATACTTCCACGTATGAGCGTGATACCACCTATATTATGTAAGTTAAATGCCTTGAGTGCGCTGGCTCCCATGAGAACCACTACCTTCGGCTGTATTGCCTTCAGCTCCGCCAACAGATGTGGGGCGCAGGCGATGGATTCCGTCTGTGTTGGCTTTCTATTGTCAGGGGGGCGGCACCGTACCAGGTTGGTTATGAATATGCGATCCTGGGGCATCCTCGCAAGCCCTATGAGGGATTCTAGCTTAGCACCCGCAGACCCCTGGAAGGGCAGCCCTCGCTCATCCTCGACAGCCCCAGGAGCCTCACCAACGATCATGATATCGAACTTATCTTTAGACAGGGTGAGAAGAGGATCTGCAACATTTCTCTTGGCACTGCGGCTCTCAAAGATAGCAGGACAGGTGTTGCCACGTACCTCAACAGTGAGGCAGCCACTGGACGCTAGCCCACACTTGGGAGTCCCGCCCTCATGGGCCCTGCATGTCCTTATATCATTCATTTTGAAACAGCCATATCAGAATTTGTTTGATAGGCTCCTTGCAATGTTTGAGAGAGAGTTGCCTCCTGCTCCTTTGGCTTCAAGCCCTCTCTATCTCTACTTGCTCGCAGCAGTAGAGATCCATCAGCAAGAGTATCATCAGATACCACCTCAAGGAATAGTGCTGCTCTTTCTCTTTCCACCATAGACGCGGTATTCAAATTATCTATTACATCGAATGCCCTAATATGTGCAGTCTCTACAAGCTTGTCTATAGTAACAGCATTACCACGACTAACACAATTCTTTTCTGGGTCGTATATATGGTGTGCTTTTATGGCTCCTTCGTGTTTGGCTATCAACAGACGATCGGACAGCTCACTTTGAAAAATCCTATTAAAGTACTTTCTGGCCAGGAAAACAATCCTATCCTTGAGTGATGAATGAACAGGAAGTCTACAAATGTCGTATACTGTAACGCAAGCCACACCTTCAGATGGGCTATAGAATATTCTATAGAAGAAATTGTTGTACTTGAACAGCTTGCTACGAATACCATAATGGCCCGTGTACATATTGTAATACGTTGTAGGCGTACCGGACCCAGGCTTTGCGGAGTTCATGGCCTTGCTCATAATCGTTCCTTGTCCTTCCATCTACTTGTCCTCCCTAAAGTTCAGCCTATCCGTTCCAGCGGATGTCGCGAGCTGTAGTAGTCTAACCCATTCCACGACCTGAGACAAAGAATGATCGTCAGGCTGGCCACGGATCATACCAAAAGAAGAGGGGACACCAACCCTACGCAGCTTACCTACAGCCTTAGCTGCCCTAGAGTCTGCCCCCTCGTCAAACATTATTGCAACAGAACGTATGTTGGAATGTTTAATTAGATCAACCTGGCGGTCGCTCAGGTTTGATCCGAACGGGGTAGTACACTGTACGTGGTTGCGTAGCCATATGGAGACAAAGGAGTTCTCCACAAGACACAGCTTATCCCACAGGCGGCACTCAGACCATCCCAGAAGGAACTGTGTACAATCTACGCCGGATGCGTACTTGTACTTCTTGCCTTCCCCATGAAGCAACCTACTATTGTACTGCCGTAGGATGCCGTCCTCGTCACGGATAGGCAAGTAGATCCTCTCCCCATCGAAGCGGATATCAAACCTCAGTATGTCCTGAGTGCTGAGCCCTCTCCCATGAAGGTAGGATACTACATTTGGATAATGTGTATTGTACTCCCCGTTATCTGACACCACAACCGGAGGGTGGTCAAGTACGATCTCCGGCTCTGGCTCTTTCTCTTCCTCCCTGGCGCTTGAGACGAACGCTAGGTCAATCTCTGGTCCGAATCCCACAAGCTTGACTAGATCCGCTAGCGTGACAGTCCTGCCACACTTGGCATGATGACATAGACCAACCTTCTTGGTTGTGGAAAAGTAGAAGTTCTCTCTTCCACAGTAGGGGCACTTTGTCTTTATCTCTCCCCTGCCTGGTAACTTGTCTACGCCTAGCCTTGTTCGTTGGAACCACTCAAGTATGCGGCTATCCATCTAAGTCTTTGTTTTCCTTCTGCTTTTCTATCTTCTTCTTATTCTTCTTCTTGTTTCTGTTCTTGTTCTTCTTTTTGTTTTTGTTTTCTGATACTAGGGTTTGTTGGGTTTGATGGGGTGTTTTGGTGAAGCGCACCCCAATACGCTTCTACGTAATAATACCTTATTCCACGGAAATACACTTTACTTTCAACGCTACAGCGGCCTATCTCCCAACATACGCGCCAATTTCTTGCCCTCCCGCCTGTCGATCCATAGGGCCAAGAGAACACCTACGATTGTGGCACCAATAATAGCAGCAGCACCAATCACATAGATCCACATATTACTTTATTGCTCCTTTCTCAAGGGTATCAACGGAGACAGGGGCGTCAATATCGAACTCCTCAAGAGAGACGACTGCCACCAACCAATCAGAAGGAACGAAAGCCTGAGTGAACTGTCGAACGCCATGCTTGTCACATACTTCTACCTGAGCAAAACCGGGATGCTCCTTGTTTAGAGTTATACCATTTGCGTTGGGAAACCTGATGACTGCCGTTCCCTTAATTGCTACTACCATGATTTAAAATCCTATTTTTAAACTGGGGTTGATGCCCCTTGTTTTCCTTCTGCTTTTCTATCTTCTTCTTATTCTTCTTCTTGTTTCTGTTCTTGTTCTTCATTTCATTCAGAACAAGAACTATATCTATATATCTATTACATAGATATATAGATATATGGTTCCTAGACACCGGTTTAAAAACGAGTTTTTATCCCAGTATCTCCTCACTTGTCTCTAGGATCTTTCCATTCCAATGAAACTTTCTCTTTCGGATACAGCCGCTCAAAGGCGTCAAATGTCTTGGGACAGGAGCACTCCCGGCAGCACCCGTCGGCCAGCTCCCCAAACTGGATCATCGAATCAATGTGGCACGTACAGACCTTGTGCATCCCGTCCTTGTCTTTCTTGAAAGTCTCGACAAGGCAATGATGGTTAATTGCTCTAGAGCCACAGGTAATCTTCATCCCTTCTCCTCCCAGTCACGCCTGACCATTACTTTCTCTACCAAGGTAGAGAGAAACTTAGAGTAGAAACGGTCATAGCCTATCAGCGTCCACTCCTCATTATGTAATGTACCATCTGGATACAGGAGCTGAATCTTCCTGTGTGCCTTGCGTGCATACCGCACTGTAGCCCAGGTTCCAGACCTCAGTACCTCCTTCTTCTCCTTAGGGGCAGCTATCAGTACGGTGGTAGCCTCAACGATATCGTGGTTCCTCTTCAGGTACGGCTTAGGGTTATGGCTACCTATGACCTTGTTTTGATTCTCCACTAGGGAACACCATGCTCTTTTGTATTCATTCTCCGGTGGATGGATCTCGATTCCGACACACCCACCAATCTCCAACGCTATCCCATGGGCCTCGCAGTCAGCCCCAAAGCAGTCTCCGTGATGTAGAATAAATGGACTATAGCTAGACATCAGCCCGCGCAGCATACTCTTCTGTTCCTGGCTCATGCCACCCTGAGTCCCTGTAAACCCAATATGTGTGACTTCACTCACTAGAACTTTCCTCCATCATGCAGGCAGTTGTCTAGACTACCACCCTCTGCCGGTGGGCCTATCCACTCGCCCGGAGGGTTCTGGTTCTCCATGCGGTAGTATAACATTTGAATCCAAGGCTGAGGAACTTCCAGGCACGTGTATGGCTTCATCCCTTGCTTGACGATGATCATTGCACCACCCTGGATCAGCGCCACCTCGTAGGTGTCATCTGTCGGCATCGCCTGATGCGCCCCCTCGAAAAGAACCGTACATCGGTCTATCTTGGAATTGGCAGATGCTTGGTCTGTATTTGTGAAGAAGACTGCGGCAACGATTGCAGCACAGTAAAGTTTATTCAAGCGCAACATTATTCACCTCTCAGCACAGCTACTAGCTACCTGCGACCCTGATCCCTCGACAGGCCAGGGCCGCAGGTAGCCCATGTGGCCACAACTGCTCGGTGCTTTATTGCCACCGAATACCCGACCATATAGGCTGGGCACTGTCAACCGCTGTGGTCATTGGTCATATACCTTGATTACCTTCATCTCGCCAGCTATGAACCATATTGTTCCATTTGTCCTGTTGAAGAATCTATAATAACCTCCAACCGGGACAGCAATAATTCCATATGGACGTTTGTTTGCGGCGTACTCCTCCCACCCGTTATCTGAATTGGGTATTTCCACCCTTGCCCACACTCTGTCTGGTGCCATTGTTCCATCTTTTCGCAATAGCTGTGGTGCATACATATGTGGTGTGCAGTGCCACCCAGGTCGCAAGGCATATCCTGTTGTGGGATGACACCTTGCCTGTACCCATTCACCTATGGGTACTGGGGTTGTCTTGTCTATGAACAGTGGAAAGATTTTTCCCGGCCTACTCTTCAGTGTCCTGAATAGCTTGAACATTTCCATGGCTGATCCCCCCTAAAGTTCAGGATGAAAGTTTCCTTTACTGTCTGTGGCTCCGTCCCTTATGGCCACACCTACAGGGAAGATGGGTATGTTGTCGTCCGACCTTGTTTGGTACTGGACTGTGAGCCACTGACCTACAAGCTTGTCTCGCTGCTTCCACCATTCCTTGCGCTGGTCATACGATCCAGCGGGGCGGCAGTCGAAAGGCTTGCCCTCCTCAGTCTGACACAGGAAGGTTATCGCTCCCTTGTCTTTTCCTACGCCTTCCTTCGACCCTACGATTACGAACTCCTCATGAACAAAGTCCTTCAACTTTTGCAGATCAGTAGAGCGGTGACCAAATAGATAAGGGCCCTCCATGTTCCTAATGATTGTTCCTTCGTAGTGACTCTTGACATTTGCTTTGTGAGCCAACTTCAGTAGCTCTAGATCGTATGCCATTGTTGAGATCACAGGTACAATCACGGTGTTTGGCTCAAGCTTGCCTAGCAGTTTCTGGTAGCTGCTGTATCTGCTGTAGAAGCCTTGGTTGGGGTACTTATTGTCGAACATATCGTACACCCAATACTGCACTTGTACTGTGGTGGGCCTCAACTTCTTTACAGCGGAGAGAATCTGCTGAAAGGTCATGGAGTTTGTGTACAACTCACCATCAAACGTCTGCCCTACATCCATCGCTTCAAGTAGATATCTGGTCAAGTGCTCGATGGTTCTGAGTTCTTTTCCTCCCCGTGATGTGTAGACTATCCTGCCATTGGTAATCTTGGACGCCAGGCAGCGAACTCCATTCAACTTTGGCTGAGTCACCGCAGGCCAGTTGATCTCGTTCCCCCTCTTCTTGAAGTCATGTGCCAGCATAGGCAGGATGGGTGGTCCTGCTACTGCGATTCTCTTGTCAGTTGCGTATCCCTTATCTACCTTCTTGTTCCACTTTGATTTGGCCTCAAGACACGCCTGCTGCATTGGTGTGGTTTCATTCGCCTTGCCTAGATTCTTACCCTCCGTTACCAGTACCTCAGATACTTGCTTCTCTCCATCCTCGTACCCGTGCTCTGTTAGAATCTTTGCGGCCGCTCCATCCTCCTCTACCCATATCTTCCAAGTCTTGACCTTGCCTGTCTTCGATACCCCGTACAATCTTTGTAATGTCATGTTTCCTACCTATGTATCTTAAATGCCACACAATTGTCTACATCTACCTTGGTCCAACAGAACCTACAGGTGCTACACGTTTTGATTTTCTTCGTTGATGCTGGACATATCTTGATCTTTACTGGGTTGCCCTTGGATCTTGCCATAGTGTTCGTGAACGCAGACTGTTTGGTACTGAACGTCATGCTTGTCCCTATGTTCTTGGGACTTCTGTGGGCCAACTTCATGAGAATACTGTCTGGAGCTACGCCGATGACTGGCGCCGACAACATTATCTTCAGATTCTCAGGCACGTTGACGCCTGGCGTGCTTATCACATTGTCTACTGTCACGATCTCTCTTGTTGGCAGGAGGTGCCACACGTTTGGTGTGGCACTTGCTACCTCAAATATCATACGGAGATGTATGTCGCTTTGTAGGTCACCACTGTCGTGCCACCTGAACCATAGGCCGTTTACCTTGGTATTGACGCTTATGGAATTGCCGTGCCGTGTCGCACGCCTCATTGTGTTCTCGTACTGCTTATTGATCCCAGCAGACAACCCCTCAATCCAGGCCCAGTAGTTTGATTTGCTTAGGTGCGCCCTTTTCACGGCCCACATACGGCGATTCATTGCCTTCTTCACGTTTGGCATACAATAGTAGCCGTTCTTTGCGTAGCACATACTACACGTGGTTCCGTTAATCTTGGCAAGCCTGCTCCCTGCCTTGCAGTGAGCCCTTGGCAGGCTGTAACTCAGGCAGGCAGGCTTCGACGGTCTACTGAACCCACCAAAATATTCTACTAGGTCATCTACTGAGTTCATTATTGGTCTTCCTCTTTGTACTTTCTCAGTTTCTTTGTCATCTTTGAGCCGTTCTTTCTGTCTACGTCTGTCTTTTCTTCCTCTTCTGCTTCTGTGTCTCTTGTGATGTTTGTAATAACCATCCTATCAAGGTCAGCCTTCATTCGCATGGGTGCCATTGGAGTTCTATTCTGTCTAAGCTTGAGACTGGTGAACTCCAGTATCTCGAATCCCTCACCCTCTTGTATCTTTCTGACACCGATGCAGACTGCTGCTTCCTGAAAATGTTTTATGCTGGATTGTAGCATACGGGCTGTCATAATCTCTGCTTCCAGCGCGTCCCGGTTGAGCTGTGCTGCCGTCCAGACCAGTATCCTATGCCTCTTTGCGAGCCTGACGCCATCCCTGGCTATTGCCCCAAGCCAGTCCCACACTCTATCTCTACTATATCCACTGTCGTTGGGCTTCATTCTTTCCAAGTAGTCTACTACTATGACCTCTGGCTTCCAGCCAGTCAGGTTAGTCCACTTGGCCATCTCTCCTTCTAGCTCATTGAAGCACATATCCCTGTTGACATAGGTCAGCACTAGCCGCTCGTCCAGGTTCATCCACCTGTCACGTAGCCCCTTGTATGCTGCGACAGGATTCTCTTCAACTAGGCCCATGGACTTGTTGGCTATTCTGGCTAGGAATCTCTCTGTGGACTCCTCCATGCAAAGCTCGTTAGTAATGTACCATGTGTTCTTACGCTCGAACGCTGATGTTGCATAGGCAATGTTCAACAGGACAGCACTCTTGCCATGCCCGGATGGAGCCACGATGATTCCCAGATTCTTTTGCTTCACCCCACCCCTCGTCCATAGGTCTATGGGGTGGATACCAGACTTGATCTTGGATAGCTTTCTATTACCTCGCTGCTGCTCTATCAGGCTCTCTATTGCCTCCTTTATGGTTAGAGTCTCTTCGTCTGATAGATCGCTAAACTTGTTTACCCACCGCTGAACCTGACGGATCATCTCCTTGCCGTCAAGGTCAGCTTGGATACGTAGGGACTCAGGAGAGTTCATCATCTCCTGTACGGAACGAACAATAGCCAGATCCCTTGCCTTGTCCACGCAATAGACCATCTCTGATAAGTCTGGGCTATTGTCGTTCATTCTATCCAGCACTGACTTGTAGCGGAGCTTGTACGCCTCTGCGTCTCTGGCTTCAAGAACCTTACGAAGTGTGGGGATGGATGGAGGTATCCCGTATTCCTGATTGAATCGGAATATCTCTCGGCATATGGGGACAAGAGTGGCGTCGCGCAGCCACTCTGGAAGGAAGTTTCCTGCGAATCTCCTACAGTCCTCTGGCCTTACTGTCAGTGCATATACAAAAGAAAGCTCATCGAAGTTGCCCACTTACTCCTCGTAGTCATGCAGCTTTATCTTGAACCCTTGCTCTCGCCACAGCTTCTTCCTTGCTGTGCTGTGACTCTTTAGCATGGGTGCTTGTGCATCGTAGAAGTCTACTATCTTTACGTCCTCTTTTCCGTCATCCGTTCGCAGTCCTCTTCCTACTCTCTGGAGGCCCTTTATCTTGCTCTTGCCCCCGCCAGCAAGGATGATTGTTCTCAGTGACGGTATGTCTATTCCCTCATCGAATATTGTTGTGCAGATTACGGCGTCAATCTTCTTATCCCGAAGTAGTTTCGATACCCTCTTTCTCTCTTGGAGCGGAGAGTCTCCCTTGAGTACCGGTATGTCCATCCCACGGATGGCTGCCGCAGATTGAAGTATCTTTGCATGAGCAACCCTGCTCACCATGACCAGTGCTGGCTTGGGAGATTTCCCTATGGCATCCACAACCAGCTTGTTCCTAGGGCGATAGGAGACAATTCCTAGATCGTACTGGTTCTGCCATGCCCCCTTTATGTCGTCTACTGGTGGAACCTTCATCATGTGAACGATGGGCTCTGCCAGGAATCCGTCACCTATCAGGGTTTGATTCGTTATCTGGTAACGTGCTGGTCCAGTCTCCCCCTCAAGTAGCCAGTTGGAATAATTATCCCTCATGAACGGGGTCGCCGTCAGTCCTATTCTAGCATACGCTGACTTCATCAGCCTGGACACCCGTATGAATATGTTTCCCCTCTGGAGGTCTGCTGCTAGTAGGTGGGCCTCATCAAAGAACACCATCTCTACCTTGTTGCATAGATAATCAAGAAGCTCGTCCCGTCCAGCACCAGTCCTGTTCAGGATAGAGTCGAGTGTCTGCACTGTGGCGACAGTCACGTTCTCTTTCAGGTTTCTTTTACCTGCTCCTAGCTGGCCTGCGGTGACGTTGTACTTCTTGAACCTATCTATCGTTTGCACCATCAGATCCTTCCTGTGTACTAGAAACAGGGTAGGTACTGGAAGGCTCTGATATATGGCTGCGGCTACCTCGGTCTTCCCACTACCAGTAGCCATACTCAGCACCCCTCTTGGATTCCACGCTCCGTTAAGTGTATTCAACATAACGGAGAGGAGTGCTTCGTTCTGGTAGTCTCTAAGAGGAACATCATGTGCACAGAACTTACTGAGGTTTCTTATTGAGCGTCGGTCAGTTAGTGTTGGATTCACACCATACAGACTGAGAACCCTCAGTGCTTCCTCGATCAGTCCGGTTGGGAACTGTGCACCATCCATCATGTGTGCCTTGCCATCCCAACCACGACGCCCCCCACTCCTTAGATATACTTTATGTGCCTTGATGTACTTGGCACCAGGGGCAGGGGCAGAAAGCTCTTTGGCTAGCTGGTGGGCCACATCTTGATCGCTTTTGGTATTGGCAACAAGTGTAGCCAGACAGTTGTCGAACACAATCTCCACGGCATCTCCAGTTTGAGCCAGGCTCCTACTGGATAATACCTTATTTTACGGCTCCTCCCGTTACTTTTCTTTTGTTGCGTGGAAATGTTCCTCTATCTTAGAGGCTCCATGTTCCCCCCAATGCCAGTTCTATCATTGATAGCGTATCTCCCTTTGGTATCTCTCGGCATACCGGGCAACGCCTGTCTCTTTCGTAACAATGGAAGCCGTACTTGTTTCTGGTGTGCTTTATGTCGCACCTGTGAAACAAAGCTGGACCCGTTCGCGGATTGCCTTGGTCTTTATATATTACCCACTCTTCTCCTATTAAAACAAATTCACCTAATTCCGACATCCCTTTATTAAGGTCAAGCTTGTCGTCACTGTCCATACTAGCAACTCCCTTGGTGTCGCATCCGGCAGATGTAGCATCTAGGCGTTATGTGGTATAGCTCTTCTGGAATCTCGTTGTAGTCGGTATCGTATGTGAACTCCACCCAATTCAACAATTCAGTATAGCGTGTTTCCCAAAGTCTAGCCTTCTCCTCCAATTTCGTGATTCGCTTCTTTAGTCGCGGAACTGAGTTTGCTTTGATCTCGTTTGCCCTCTCGAATATGGAGTCTCGCTTCATCATTTCTCCTCCTCCATCGCCTCGTCGATGGTTTTGCGAGCACTCCTACCAACTCTCTTGTTGTACGGGCGTCCAATTTCATGGAACCATCTCGCCTCACCGAAGTAATCCCAGAAATGACAGTTTCCTCCGAACACCTCTGCTTCCAGCCAATCAAGCCTTTGCTTGTCGAGCATCAGCTCAGTATAGCTGCGTCGCGGAATGAGCAAGAGTTCCTCTGTGCTGCCCGTGATGATCTTCCGGTAGGCTTGCCACTGCTCGCACTCCTTGCGAAGCTTCTCCACCTCGCGCTCTGCATCCTGCAAATCGCATACGAGACACCCCTCATGCAAAGTTACCTCTGCACAGTGATCTTTGCAGACTGCAACTGATTCATTTGTCTCTCTGTAGTCATCACATATGCGCTCCAGTTCGATGATGCGCTCCTGTAGATTCTTGCGTGACCCCGCTTCCAGTTCTCGCTCCTTGGCGATGCGCTCCTTTAGCTTCTCGCGTGCCCACATTAGTTCCCGAATTGTCCTGGCGGCTTCCAACTCGACCTTGCGAGTTATCGGTCCAGCGCCGTGGTCTTCCTCTAATAACGCCACCAGTTCCTCATACCGCTCTGTCATTTGTTGGTGCCTCCTGGCTCAAAGTAATGTTGTTTGTGGTAGACTTTCCTGCTGTCTAGAATCCTATCAAGTTGCACTTTACTTATCCCGAACTGACCTTGTAGCTGCTTCCTTGTAGTGAAGCTAGCCGCAAACAGCAAGTTGAATACCTCCTCCTCGCATAGAGTTACGAATCTTGAGAGATGTATGGTATTGGGATGTTGAAGATACAGTGTGTCCTTATAGTCACTGGGAGTAGAAATGAATAGATGGTTTGGATTCACACAGGTATGGTGCCGCTTGCAGCTACGGTAGACATACATCCCCTCTGGTATCGAACCGTAGTGCAGCTCCCACGATAGCCTTCTGGCGTTTACCTTCTTGCCACCAATCTTCATGGAGCCGTAGCCATCCTTGTCCAACATTCCGGTCCACACCCAGCACCCATCGTACATGCCCTTATTGTACTTGACATGGCTGTGGAACCTTCTTCGGACGTTCATGTTATACATCTTTTCTCCTCTTGTGCCTAAACTCCTTTGGCTGGACCTTCGTCCATATAGCCCCCAGGGCTATCTTCTCTATCGTTACCCTTTTTACCTTGTACTTCTTTGCTATCGCAGCCAGTGTGAGATTACCCTCTGCCAGCAACAGCTTGATGTAAGCAACTTTCAAAGGAGAAAGCTTACTATTCCTCTTCAATTCCTTTAGGTTGGTTGCTCTTGCGTCAAGCCTGTCTCCATTCTTGAATCCAAGCAAGTGGAGCTTAATGTCTGGCCTGAAGGCCGCAGCTACTAGGCGTGCCACCCTCCTGGTTGTACGGCGAGGTTCATGAAGCTGAACCATTTTGTTTCCGTAGGAGTCAACGTATGCCTTGACTAACCTGGTCTTCCCTTTTGAGGTATGGCGCCTTACTCTACCATAAGATGATATGTCATAATACGTAGAGAACGGCGAAGGTAGTGGTCGCCACGCCTCATGTTCCCTGTTGTACTTGTTTAGCCTCTCGATCCCGCGCCTTGCCCCACGCTGCTTCTTAGGCTTCTTCTTCCTTCCAATATAACGCTCTGGGTGTAGCGTCTTCCTCATATCCCTAGCTCTCTCTTCCGCTGCCAGAGTACATCTTCAATACACCCCAGCAGTAGGCGCAAGTCTTCCAGCGATAACGGCTTGGTGATTACAAAGGGGCTACCGGACCCATCTGTCCCTCCCAGTGTAAATGTATAGTCTATGCCATTGGACCTACATTCTACCTTCTTTGTGCCGTTGCTGTTCTCGAATGTGCTTATCACAGCATCAGTGCTCATTTTGATCTCCTGTATAGGATCTCTCGCTTGAGTTCCTCAAGCTCCTTGCTGTTTCTACGCAGCTTATTCTCTGCCCGCTCCAGCAAACCAGTCACGATAGACTTGCTTATCACACTGTCAAACGCAACCTGGTAGTCCGCCACAACCTGATCCAGTGTCCTAGGGCCAGTCTCTCTGTCCATTCCATACCGCAGGTACAGCACTCTGTACTCCTCACAGCTAAGAATGGAAGCCAGCTTGTCCCTTAGCTGCTGTACTGCAACCTTCCTCCCTAGAATGTCCTCGCTTGTTGGTTCGCTCGAACTAACAGAATCAGACAAAGGTCTACTACCCTCATCCCCGTCGGTCACAAACAAATCCAAGCTGACAACATTACTCCCCACCGCCAGCAGAAGGTACTCTACCTCTTCTGGCGTGTACAGTTCATCTCTCCTTATGCTGCCCTTCTTGGTGACAATGCTCTTGTTTGCCAGCGCAGCCAGTAGCTTGGTGTCCTCAGTTGGGGTCTTGTCCATGATCTTCCGCACTATCCTATACCTGTCCTGTAGGTATCTAGGTACCTGAACATTTCTAGTACGTTCGGCTATGTAGTTGCGTATCGCCTTGTCTATCATGGAATAGGCAAAGGACGACCACTTGGCGGTCGTCCTCTTGTTCTTGTTTGGATCGTATATCAGGGTGTACTCAAACGCAAGCATTTTTGCCTGCTGGCAAAGATCACTGTACGTGATTACATCCCCAGCCAGATTCCTACAGCTCCTGTCGCATATCTCCTCGATCTCACCGAACACACACTCTGTCAGAATACCACGTAGGGCATCTATCTCGTCATATAGTGGTCCTGTCTTCTGCCATAAAATATCCTTATAGCTATTGGCAGTCTCCCTCATCTCCCTACTAAAGTATATTCTAGGATGTAGTCTGGCCTCCAATATCTTTGACTTGCATAGATCGAAATTTCCAAAATCGCAATTCCCAACATCATATAGCAGCACAGCTTCCTGCATTAGACGATCAATCTTCTCACCTACCTTCCTACTTCTTCCACGCACAGAAGAATTGTAGTCCACGCCTAGCTTAGCTGCTGCCCCATGCCTAGCTGCGCCTGTCTTGTTTCCTGTGGCTTCTGTGTACCTGTCTATTATGACTCGCACACAGTTCCTCCTAGAAAGAAGCGCCACATACAAGGCATCCTTCTTGCAGGACAGCTTCTTGGCTATGCTGATCTGTTCTGCCTTGGTTAACTGCTTGTAGCTTCTATGTTGCAGTTTTCGCCTGCCCACACCCCAGCACCTCAGTATTCCTGCACTACGTTTGGAAAGAGTATCTCATGTTCCGAAGCCAGATTCAAGGAACCACCAGCACAGCCCTCAACTACTCCCTTTGTCACAACCTTGGAGTTTATGATATGAACATCATTTCCCCACTTGAACTGGCCCCCGCTCCACCTGTGACCGCTAGCCCGACAAACGTCCTGTGACCTCGGCTCAGATGTGTTGTTAAGATTCAGGACTCTGGTTATGTCGGCCCTTGCATCCCACCAACGACTGACTACTTCGGCGTATGCCTTATCGTGCAACTTTACCCTATCGAACCAAAAGTTCTTGGTTATCTTGTCAGCCTCATAGCTGTTATCGAATAGTTGACCATCGCGCAGGACGCCTCTGGGGATTCCATGGAGTGAGGGAAGAGGTACCGCCATGCACTCTTTCCTTAGATCCGCAAGCTCTTCACTGTGGACGGACAACATTCTCTCTTCCGTCGGAACAAACCATAGCCCACTGAAGAAGACTGCCCGGTCTACGCCTCTCACCTCATCGGGGATGGTGCTTTCTACTGCTTCCTCGATAGTATCAACACGACCTTGTAGTCTGATGAGCAGCTCCGAACCACTATGGTAGCGGTAGCTGGTTTGTGGTGTGCCACTTCCCCAGATTTCTGTATTGTACTTAAGTGTTGCGTCCACATAATCCTTCTCACGGATTATGTTGCCTTTCATGGGTAGCTTGCCGATCAGGTAGTTAGTCCCTTCTATGTCCATGACGCCCATGCGGTTGTCTTGCTCATCAACCAGCACGGCCTCTGTTATGTCATGCCTAACGTGAAGTGCGGACAAGTTGGCGGACTTGGCACCCTCTACAGAGAGTGGATTGCCGCTCCTGTTTCCCCTTCCTAGCGTGAACTCATTATTGAAAAGTGTAATGTGGGGACTAAGGTATATCCCGACTACCATGCCGTTCTTTGACTCTGACGACGACCCCTTGAACATCATGACAGCACAGTTGAAGTCCTTGCCAGTAAGAATATCTTGATCGTATATCTTATACGACCCCATCCTCTTTGTCCCGTGTTCCCCTGCTACAAATTTTCTGAAGAACTGATCGTAAGTGAGTTTAGGTTTTGCCATCTCTTCTACCTCGGGCTCAAGTCTCTGAGAAATACCTTAGCAGTAATGCCTACTACTTTTCTCATGCCTGTCTCTTCATCTACTTTGTTCACGGTAGCGGCTACAGCAACTATCCTTGTGTCAATCTCTCCTTCCTTTGGCTTCTCTCCAACAACAGCTCCAGCTACCTCTACCATTTGTCCTACGGATAGGCCGATGTCCTTTGTTAGCTCCGATGATATTGAGTAGGGGTAGTATAGGCACTTCCTTCCTACTAGCCCCTTGCCTACGTGCCTGTTATTGATTCGTTCGATCAGCTTGGGATTGGGGTCCATGTCAGTCCTCCAAGATTATCATGATAAACGCCAGGGCCAGAAATGTCCACCAAACTATCATGTCAGTCCTCCATATTCACGACGATCTTCTTGCCAAACGGTACCTTATGGTCTTTGCTGCTCTCTGGGCAGCACCACAGCACAGGGTACGATGGTAGTTCTTCTGGGAATACCGTCTCCAGATCCGTGAAGCAGACCACCATTGCAGGCGGCTCCTTTCTCTTCTTGTCATTTAATCGCTCGAATACAGGTCTGTGGTCTGTTCCTCCCCTTTGTACTTTTATCTTTCCCATGTCAAACTTTGTGTGCTCACCCTGGTAGTACACGACTGCATCATGGAAGATTACTTCCAACTGAGGGCACCCACACTGTTCCATCAGCCCCACAAATTCCGAGAAGCACCTATGCAGTTCTCCATCTGACATAGAAAACGAGGTATCGAATACTCCTACTGCTCCCTTGGTGGCCTTTGTCCTACCCGGCAGTATGAGTCCCATTGCATATGCCCTACGTGCTCTACGATAGTACGTATACCTATCGTTGAACACAGATGTTGCCATCAGGCGCACGTGGTCCCTCCAATCTACCTTCGGCTTGCTTAATTTTGCAAGGAACTCCTCCAACTCTCCAGGTATGTCACCTCTTGACTGGGCAGCAAGAGCTGCGCCTACTATTATTGTCCTCCACTTTGAATTTATCTCTGCCTGCTGTTGTGGGGTTAGCTTTTCCTGTCCCATCATAGTTGCTGTGCAGCAAGGGTGCTCCCCTCTACCGCAGGTATGTTCAGGCTTGCTAGGGCCACCTTCTTTGTTTGACGAGCCGCCTTTCCCCTCGTCCTCTCTAGGCTCCCCACCTTGTTCGCCTTCCTTCTTATCTCCATCCTCTTTGCAGCCACAGCCGCAGTTCTCATCTCCTTCGTTATGTTCCTCTATCTCACCGTTTAGTGCCATCTTTGCCATCTGAGCACAAGCAGGACACTCACTTTGTTCCATTTCCTGCAACCGTTCTCGATACCGCTGCTCTGTGGTCCTGGCTGCCCTTGCTTTCTCTTGTATCTCAGGCGTACACTTTGACTTTCTCCACTCCCCGCCCTCAACGCCAGCATCTATCATCATCGTATCCACCATATCGTCCGCTGCTGCGTTCCATATGTGTGGGATTACGACTGCTGGAGTTCTACTGAACAGGTCTTGTATGAGATGCCCAATCTCATGCGCTGTGCTTGAGATCACATCGTTCCTGCTCAATAGACATATCCATTCTGGGTTGTACCAGAATGTCTTGTGCTGATCTACTGCTGTTGTGTGGATAGAGTACGTTGGCTTAACCTGCATACGCACACTTATCTCACCGAATAAAGGAAAGGTACGCAGCAGCGTAATCCTGGCCATAGCCAGCTTCTTCTCTGCCGCCTTTATTGTTGCTGGTGTGCGTTCCTCGTCGGCTATTTGGTCACGCCTTTTGAATTGTCTTGCCATCTTCTAACGTCCCATGTCAATGTGGTCACGGAACTGCACGACAAGACGCTGGAATATTGCACTGTCTACTGCCTTCTTTCCATCGTCTGTATCAGACCACAGCACCGCCTTTGCAATATGAGTTGCTAGCATGAACGCAATGTCATCGCTTACCTCATCCCTTAGAATGTACAAAGAGAACGGCTCCCATGCCTTCGGGTTCTCCTTGATGTGGTAGATCATGTTTGATATCGTTACGAACAGACAATCAACCTCATTCTTGGCAGGAACCCTGGCACCCTCAGGATCTTTGATGATGTCCTCAATCGGTACAGCCTGTCGCCCATACTCCAGAAACGCCTTGAACTTCGATGCAATGCCTGGCCCAATAAGACCGGCAATGTCTCTCTCGTCCAGTGTCCTACCGAAAGCATCATGTGTTCGTAGGTGCTTGGATACAAACTCCCATGTCCTAGGTGATGCGAACGCCTTTTCCGAGGACGCCGGGTCAAAGCTATGCAGATCCGGCTCCCTCTGCTTCATGATGTAGCCAACCACGGTAGGATGAATGTTACCACTTCCAGTTGCCCATTCCAACCATGCCTTTGCACACACCTTGATCTTCTGGAACGAGAACCTGTTGGCCAGAGCGGTAGGAATATCATGTGCAGCAGCAGCATCACCCTGTCTATTCCCGGCAGCTACGATCTTGACGTTATCCCTCAGGATTACGCTGCCTACTCTGCGCTCGTCAACTACCTTGAAGAACGCTGCTTGTGTCTGTGGGTGTGCCACAGGCAGGTCATCAAAGAACATGATGGTCGGCGGTCCATCGACCTCAGTGCTGGCCTCATAGTACAGACGCTCGGGGACGTACTCGAAATACTGCCCGCACTTGCTGACGTTGGGAATACCGCTAACGTCTGTCGGCTCCTTGATTGACAGGATACTCTCGACCAGCTTGTAGTTAAGCTCCTTTGCCAACTGCTGAATCACCCTTGTCTTCCCGATGCCGGGAGGTCCAAGGGCAATAGTGGGTACGTAATCGCTAGTCGGTAGCATCAGCGCCAAGTAGTCCTTCAACTCAGCGGGGGTCTTCTCCATCAATGCTTCTTCGAACTTGGTTGACATCTCTTCTCCTATTGTCCTTTTCCTGTTTCCATGTTTTTGTTCAACATCTTTCTTGGGGTCTTACGTATACCTTCCCAGTCGATTGGCGTAGACAACTGCACTAATCGTTCCTTTACCTCCTCGTTCTTTCCAAGTGCGTGTTGCTTTAGGATCTCGTCCATAGCCGGATATACTGTATCGTAATGAAACATCTCCAGAGCTTCACACACGGCGTCGTCCACAAGCCTATTTACTAGGGAGTGCAGATAATGGAGTATCATTATACCAACACCAAGGAGAACAGCAGTATGGATTGTGAAACCTAAGGCATTAGACTTAACGGACTCACCTGCTCCTAGGGCAAACGCCAAGGCTCCACCCAAATAGCAGGCGCAGCATATTACGACCACCCTGAAACCAAAACGCCAGATTGCCCTTTCTATTCTGTCCAAGTAAATGCTATCAGACACCAGTGGGATCCCTCCTAAGGGCACACATCTTCCAAGCAAATCCGTGCGCTTCTGCCTTCTGCTTCGCTGCCGATCCGCTGATCTTTGTGTAGAGCTTGGCTTCATTCTCTGTTCTTATCTCACTCTTGCGTACTGTCTTCTGCTTGTCGCACCACTCAAGAACAGTGGCGTAGGCCCCGAACACAGTGTTGCACATGGACGGGATCATCCGGTAAGTACCGGACTTGTACGTCGTCATCATCTGCTCTTTGATGTTCAGTGCCCTTGCACTGTTCTCAATGTCGTCGCTGTCGATCACGGACTCAAAGTATTTCGCGGCCATCTCCTCCGTTATCTTCACCCTCATCATCGTTCGGAGCTGCGTCTCTGCATTGTCCCACTCCGAGGTGATCCGTTTGATCGTCTTCATGGCCTGTGTTATGTGTGTTTGAACATTCTTTGTGTGCTTGAACGACAGGTTCTTGCCTTGTGATGGCGTCAGAACAGCACCAATCTTCGGGAATACCGGAGTTGTCCTTACCTCGATCTTCCCTGTACCATCATGGGATGTGGACACGGTAAACCAGTTCTCGATCTTGTCCTTCTCGCTAACGTCTATTGCTCCTGCTGCCTTGAGGATGACGTAGGCCCTGGCCCCCTTGCCTGGCGCCCCAGCATAACCGTAAGTTGCATAGTTCTGGTCGATCAGGTACTCACAGAACTTTAGAGCATCGCCGATCTGAACGATCTCATACTTCTTTCCGACCCCACGCTGGGACACTATGGCTCCATCATCCTTCCTGTAGATCGCAACCAGGTTGGACATGATCTCATCGCCGAACACCGGCCTACGTGCTATGAGCCTGCACTTTGTTACCTCAAAGTCCAGACCAGCTTGCTTAATCATGTCGTTGAATGTTACCTGCTTGCCCTCAAAGGACAAGAGTGTCTCTCCGAATACAGTCTTCATTCTGTTCCCCTGTTTGTTGCGCTTCTGCACATTCCAATCTCTATAAGCTCATGTGCAAATCGCATAAAGTATTGTCTCGGCACGTTCTCTCTCACGCTTATCATCTTGTACACTGTACCGTCATCTATCAGTAGCTGAAACGCCTCTGCAATCTTGTCACGGGGCATCATTGCCGCTGCCAGCCCCTGCCCTAGTATTCCTCCTTGGCTGTAACCTTCCTCAAGCACCAACAGAATGTCAAATGCTTCTTCCCTAGTCACTTATAGACCGCCGCCCTGCCGCCACATCTCTTGCGAACTCACGGGCTGATGGTTTCTTTGGTTGTCTCAACAGTGGGTGTGCCACAGGCAGATTGTCAAAGAATGGGGCTTGGCTTCTCTCTGGTCGAACCGCTTGGCGTCCAAAGGCGATCTCTTCTATCTCGTTATGCAACCCGTCACTACGACACAAGCGACAAAGGTACATGATGCTGCGAGCCAGCCTGCTCAGGTTCACCCACTCAGAACCATCGTCTAGTCGTGCATTACGGGAACATCCCCAATTCTCTCCAATGGTTTGTACCAGCTTTCCTAATCGCTTGGACCCCATCAACTCATCAATGACCTTATAGGCCACGATTGTTGGTGATTGATGGACCATTGCCTTATCTAGGAACAGCCTTGCTGATGCAATCTTTCTGCCTCGCTTCTTGATGAACTGATCCTTCTTTGAACAGACTGCTATTCCAACTCTGTACTCGTAGTCGTACATATTCGAGGGTGTAATCTTCCTGCTATTTGCTATGGCTAGTGTTGCAAATGGGGTGTGGTCATCAAACCTCACGTGCAAGTATTTGATAGTGGAGATAATCTCGAATGTTTCATTGTGCATTGTACGTTTCACTTTCTCTTTGCCATGATGTCAGTTACCTCTACGTCTACGGAGACTACCTCTCCGTCATCATTCTCTATTTCCAAAGACTTTACCTCCTTTGCCAACGCTTCAATCTCCTTGTCGTACTCGTCAATCTTATCCTTTAAGTGCTTGATTCCAGTCATACTTTCAAGATTAGCCAAGAACCCAACTACCTTCGCAGCGTTCTCCTCCCTGGCCTTCTCATACATTTTTCGCTCACTGTGATCCTTTAATAAATCCTTCAGCTTTAACACCTTGTTTCCTCTCCTCTATGAAGCGTTCTGCTTCTTCCACCGACAGCTTTGTTCCATTTGAGATACCATCTGGTAGTAGTCCCGGCCAGACAGGCGGCTTTATCTTTACGTGCTCAGCCCTCTTATTCACAACGTACCCACATCCCAAATTGAACAAGGAGACTGTACGTTCGTACATCTCCTGTGTGTCGAATACCCTACCCCATATGTACCATAGGTTCTCCGGTAATGTTCTATTCCACATACTCCTCCAATCTGGTACCCCCGGTGGGACTCGAACCCACGACCTTGTGTATATCAGACACTATGACCGGTTATAGGCCGGTTGCTCTAACCATCTGAGCTACGGGGGTTTAACCATTGTTCCCTGACCCTTCCACTATACATGAAGCTAGACTGTGGCTTCACGCTACCTGTCTGCGGGCAATGTCCTTTTGTTATAGGGTATGTCAAGTTTGTTTTGCCGTTGGCATACAGGTTTATGCTTCCGATCTTGACATAGTGTACGTCCCAGTAGACTACATCTACAGTTCCGCACTTATATACTGGCATCCCGAACAGGGTCCCTGTCCTGTCAAATCCTGCAACTGACATTGGGTTTCCGATGTGCGGCTGCCCATACGGCTCCCTTAGGTGGACTTCTTCTATGCCCATTTCACGCAGGCGATTAAGGGTAATGAGCAAATCCCTACCCTCTACCGCCGCAGGACATAGAACAATGTTTACCTTGGGGATGAATGGCGCAACCTGTAGTATACCAGGAATGTCTGGCGGGTAGCCGTTACCCATCGTCGCTGCGTATATCCTTGGGTCCAAGCTAGTCAGTGAGATGCTACCCTTGTCATACAGGGACCATGTGTGTTTCGACACATCAGGAGGGACAGCCCCATTGGTCCGTATGCCTATCTTTACATCATCCCAGACCAACCTGAGCCACCCAACTAGCTTTTCAGTGTGCCTATAAAGCAGGGGGTCTGTGTTTGATCCAGTCACGTTAACGTCCTCTACGCCATACTCCTTGCATAGAGTAACGAATCTATCTATCCCTGCCAATGGCCACTTATCCAGATTGTTGTAGCTGTCTAGTGCCATCATGTGCTGGCCGATGCAGAAGTAGCACTGTCTATTGCACGGCCCACTTAGATGTATGTTACCGAACATATGTTCAACATCACACTCTTCGTTTAGGCAACCCATCTACCTTATTTCCCTTATGTCTTTTGGGCAAACAAAAACCCCCCCAACGCACCCTCTGGACTGCACGTTGGGGGGGGTTAGCGAGCAAGTAGGTTGGTCAGGAGATCATTGCAAGATAACCCTTACCAGTCGGCTCGCAAACACAAGTTACAACGAACAAGTTGTGAGACTAGCGGTTTCTTTACGACGAGATAAGCTAATCTCTTCGGTTCGTTGAACAACAGAAGATGGACAAGCTAGTGCAGCAGGACTTTTCTATAGACTCCCTAACGAGAGCACCTTTGCAGATAACCCTACTACGTCGGTCCATCCCTAACAAAAGCTGATACAAACAAGTTGTGAGACTAGCGGTTTCTTTACGATGAGATAAGCTAATCTCTTCGGTTCGTATCAACAACTAAAGGTTGTCGGACGCAAAGGATTGTAGCACGGCAGGAGTGCTGCTGTCAAGCCCCACAAAGTCCAACATCCCAGGATCGTTTGGGTCTGCTATGGAGACATCATTGGCAGTCATGGCAACGACAGCCAGCTTGGCCGGGATGCCTGTCTTCTGCCGGTACATATCTAGTGCCTGTACCGGGTGGACCATGCCAGCCCATGTCTCGTTGTCTGTGTAGATTACGAAGATGTCTGCCTCTACATTGTTTTCGATGGCCCACAGCATAGGCTGAGCACAGTCAGTGCCACCAAAGGGTAGCATCTTAGCCGTGTCGATGGCAGCATTGAGGTTCATGCCCCTCGTCAGAGGAAGATCGACAATGGCATCACCAGACCAATTGAATCTGGTGACGTTCTGTCTTGACACGGACGAGAACGCCACCGTAGCACACTGAGGCTCAGTGTGCAGGGTAGCCAGAGTCATGACGATGCTGCCGTCTCTGGGGGTCATTCCCCTCATACCAGCGATCTCACCACCATCCATGGAGCCAGAGACATCCACCGCAAGCACCCACCTCTTGTTCGTCGGCTCAAGGTGGTCGAACGCCAGGTAGAATGAATCATTTAGCGCGGTGAGGATCTGAGGAACAGGGCTCCATGCCAAACCGCCCCTATCTCCGTACCCCCTAGAGTATATGCGTAGTGCCTGGACGACAGACAGAGGGTGGATTCTCGCCCTCTTTAGGGCATCCTTGTCAGTCAGTGCGGTGCACACATGACCGGTTGCAGCCGATAGCTGTTGCAGCAGTCCCACTACTGTCATCTTGTTGAGGTTTCTCAACATGGCAGTCAAGGGCATATGGGGCAGGAGTGCAGCCCATATTTGCATATACTTCAATAGCTCGGTAGGTACCACCTCCCTGGGTAGTTGATGCTCAACGATGATCGAGGCGATCTTGTCGAGGGTCACGCTGTCGATCTTGAGGGTGGTGTTTCCTACCTTATTTGCGGCATCCTTGCAGAAGTCCACATAGTTGTGGATCTCCTGTGTTGCCAGGATGATCTGCGGTAGGTTATCAACCACGTTACCTTGTGTAATGTAGTTGAAGATATTGTTCTGAACCTCGTTGTCTGCCTTGGGGTGAGACAATCGCAGCAGATCCCGATGGCTCCAGCCATCACGGCTCCTGTACTTTACTGCTTGAAGGGCCAGCTTGTCGGTGCCCCTCTCCAAGTACCAGTTGGCTATGGCTCTCTTGATGCCACGACCACCCAGCCCACGCAGTCCATTTGCGTATTGTGCAAAGTGGAACAAATGGGTGCCGATCCTTGCCACCTTGGGCAGAGCAGCAAACGCAAGCTGTCTTGTGGTAGTGTCCTCAGCCGCAGCACACATGGCAAGAGCGAACAGGGCCGGGTCATTCTTGGGGGCTCGACCGCTATCCGAAAGCTCTGTGATGGTGCGGACCACCCTGGGGCCGTCTGCCTTAATGCAGCGGTCTACAACCTTGGCGTTGTCGATGGTGAGCTTTCTCTCTGTGGCATAATATGTTCCGCCCTCTGTACCGAGAACAAGGAACCTACTTAGCCGAGTCCAATCGTCCACAGCAAAGGCGTAGCCACCAGCACTGTTCTCCACCATGTCCTTGCCGGGGATTGCCTCTGTCTGGGGTGTCTGTCGCTTGTTGTAGTGCCTGGAATAGTCCACTGTCAGTCTCCGTCCACCATGACTACCTTGTCAAGGCGTATCTTGGATTCTTTTGCCCACCAGTTGCACCCCTGTGCACCAGCAGGAGGCAGCACCTTCACCTTGACGAGCTGCCCATGAATGACCTTCTCCTCCACCCTAAGTACAGGTAGACTCTCTCGTTCCAGTATCCGTGCCTTCAAACTCCTTGTCTCTAGTCTCTGTGACCCCCTACCTACCATCGTTCCTATTGCCTTACTGCCAGCCCAGTTCGTAGATTTCTTGTCACCCATCAGAAATAAGCAATGCTTCCGTTCTTTACTTGTTTCTTCTTCTTTCATGACACGCCCCCCGGCTGCCCACCCATCGTAGCGCAGCCCCGGCGGCTGTCAACCCATCGTGTTCAAGTAGTTATCATCTGATTCATACTCCGCCCCAGGTAACACAGCAGGAGGACCATTTGCCTCTCTGAATGGGTCATACTCAACGTCCGGTAGCATATCTTCTTCGCTGTTGTCACCTTCCCAGTTGAAGTAGTCATCTGCTAGTACCCACGGTGATCCATAGCGACAGATCCATACCTTGTCACTATCAAAGGCGTAGGCATATTCTGTTTGGGTACCTGACTCCCATCCCCAGGGCCATCCCTCATTAGGATCGTGGCTGTCCTCCCTGTTCTCTAGCATATTACCTACGCTTTCCCTGTATCCCTCCTCATGTTCAGGGTCAAGAATGTCACCGTCGATGGCCTCTGGAAAGCCATCACTCCTTATAGATCCTATCCATTCTGCGTCCAAACCTCTACCAACATAGAAGTCTGCCTTGGTGCCCATATATCCTACCTTCCTTGTAGTGCTGCTATGATAAGGCCAACATTAGCCAGTGCGTAGCAGATGAAAGCAATTGTCAGACCAGTTTGTCCCAACCTAAGATAGTTGATTCCGGCCCCGATATAGAGGCAAGCAGATACGATCAAGAAGTATTCAGCCCATGTCATTCTTTACTGACTCTCCGACAGCGATGACAAGCTGTCGCTCCACCGATGCAAGTGACTCACGAAGGTTATTGCTTGTCCTTTGTTCCACCGACAGCAGTTGCTTTAGTCGGCTGATCTCCGCTACTAGCATAGGAGCACTCGCCATTAGCTGTGCGTCAGCCTTGGATACATTAAAGCTCGGGTGAAAGGCGCAGACAAGGTATCGCTGTCCGCTGTATGCGTAGATGTCCCCCTGTCCTGAGTCCTCCCTTGTCCCTATGCAGGGCATCCAATCTCCAAGGTCCACTGATTCGTTGTAGTACCATGGCCCCAGTGTAGTATCCGCCATGTCAGAGGCAGTAGGAATAGTGATCTTATGAACTACGGGACTTCCGTCTCCATGCAGCGCATCATACAGTACATTTAATGCTCTGGTGTACCGATCACGCTCGACCGAGAGGAGGCTACTTGTCCCACCAGGGCGTAGGTTATCTAGTATGTCTGCAATCTTGATTGCAACAGCGTCCTTGTCCTCGCAAAGACTCTTTATGTAGTCCATATACCATTGGTCCGTACCTCTAGTCAACATGAAGACCAGATCAGCAACCCTGCCTCCAAAGGCTTCATCGAGGAACTCGGGGCCACACCACTCAGCCTCCAGTACATCATGAAGGTAGCCCGCTGCTACCACCTCATCATCGTGCCCTGTCTCCTTTAGTCGGTCACCCACACGCCATACGTGTTCATAGTATGGCTTGCTGCTCTTATCCACCTGACCATGGTGTGCCACCCTTGCCAACCACTTTGCGTACTCCAAATCTATCACGTTTGACCCCTTATATGTCTTACTCGTCCACCACAGACCCAACAAATTTCGTTTACTGGCATCTGTTTAAACAATGCTGAGCAGGATTTGCACTCCTTCAAGCTCAGTGTCTCCTCAATGCGCTTGGCAATGGGGCTATCCACACACCCAACGCATAGGTGAAACCACCCAGGGATGTTGGCCTCCTTACCACAGTGTAGGCATAGGCTTGCCATCAGCTTCTAATCCATGCTGCTACGATAAGGCCAACGAAAATCCATGATCCGATGCCGTTCCCAAGACCGTCGATGGCATCAGCCAATAACTTCACTGAATCAGGGTCCATAGTTCACTCTCCTAAAAGTAGAAGCTGGGTGGTGGGATACCAGTGGTGCCCCACCTCACCAAAGTCCTAGAGTACCTCCACCACCCAGCGAAGTTACAGCCTGACAGCGGGTAGCAATTCCCTGCGTGATTCCCTTGGATCTCTGCCCTCTGAGGTCAGCCACCCAATAGATTCAGCGGGAAAGACCCTGCTCTGCATCCTGATGCACCATCCTATCATCTCTTCCATCGACCCAAAGTATCGCTCGACAGATGGTCCTAGGATGATGCGCCTCACGTGTCCTTTTGTAAGTGTAACACGTAAGGCTCCCCCCTTGTCGAGTTCAAAGCACATAAAGTTCTCACCATATGCCTTGCCCTCTTTGGTGAGCGTCTCCTTGAAGATCACCTTGGCTAGTCCGTTACTGTGTTCTTTGACTTCCATCACACCACTATCCTCAAGTCTTGTTTGAAGTTTGGGTTAACCTCGCTGCCATAGTATCCGAATGGGTTACAAACTACCATCGTATCACCATGCAGGAAGTTCACGCTGGAGTGCGTGTGTCCATGTATCCAAGCCACCGGATGCACGTAGTCGTCATCCAAGAACAGATGGTCCAGGTCAGAGGCATAAGCACAGTTCAGACTGCTCCGTAGCTCATGCTCTGGACTGATGCACCTTCTGGATGGTAGGTGATGGGTGACTACCACATACTTCTGGTCACCAATAGACAACGAGTCCTCCAGGTAAAGGCGGGACTTTATGAAGTCGTCGATAGTATCGAATGGCTCCAGTCTCCTCCACTCACCAGGCTCGACGCTAACCGTTATCACTCGGTAGTCAGACATGATGCTCTTGGCAGTAAACATATCGTTTGGATTCCACTTGTTCATGTCTGTCCACAACGTAGCGCACAAGAACTTCACGTTGTCTATCGTGATGTCCTCACGCTCAAGCACCGAAACATTATCAATGGAGCATACGTCCTGCTTTATGTCCGACAATGTTTCCTTGAACTTACCACCGTAGTAGTCGTGGTTGCCAAGCACATAGATTATGTGCCTGAACTGTGGACTGTGGTGCCT